GTTTAAGAGCCCATATCATTATTGCTGACGAATTTGCAAGTATTAGTCCAGAAATTTATGAAACTGTTGTTTCCGGTTTCGCTGCTGTTTCTGCTACTCCTATTCAGAATGTGAAAAAAGAAGCCAAAAAACAAGCAATGAAAGATGCGGGTTTATGGAATGAAGATCTTGAAGTTTTAAGTCATAGTTTTGGAAATCAGGCTTTGATTTCTGGCACCGCTGATTATGCATTTAAGCATTTTGCTAGTTATTGGAGGAGGTATAAAGGAATAATAGAAAGTAAAGGAAGACCACATAAACTTAAAGAAATTTTTAATGGAGAAATTCCCGACAATTTTAATTGGAAAGACTACAGCATTATTAGAATACCTTACGAACTTATTCCAAAAGGATTCATGGATGACAAACAAGTAGCAAGAGCTAAAGCAACTATTCATACGGGCATATATAATATGGAATATGCTGCTTGTTTTACAGAGGATAGCGATGGATTCTTTAGAAGAAGCTTAATAGAAAGTTGTGTTACTAAAGATAATAAGCCTATTATTATTGGAGAAAAAGAAATATTATTTGATCCTTTAGTTCACGGTGATCCAAAATTAAAATACGTATACGGAATCGACCCTGCTTCAGAAAAAGACAATTTTAGTATTGTTATTTTAGAATTACATCCTACACATAATAGGGTAGTTTATTGTTGGACAACTAATAGAACCAATTTTAAAGAAAGACAAAAAGCAGGTTTAGCTTCCGAACATGATTTTTATGGTTTTTGTGCTAGAAAAATTAGAAACTTAATGAAAGTTTTTCCTTGTGAAAGAATAGGTATTGACGCTCAAGGTGGAGGTATAGCAATAGAGGAAGCATTGCATGATCCAGATAAATTGGAAGATGGAGAACACTTAATTTGGCCAATTATAGAAGATAAAGAAAAAGATACAGACGATCAGCCAGGATTACATATATTAGAACTAATACAATTTGCTAAAGCTGATTGGACAGCACAAGCTAATCATGGATTAAGAAAAGACTTAGAAGACAAAGCAATATTATTTCCAAGATTCGATGAAATGAGTTTAATTTTAGCTTTAGATCAAGAAAACAGAAATATAGAAGATGCTGATCTTAGTCCTTTATATGATAACATTAGCGAGTGCGTTCTGGAAATAGAAGAATTAAAAGACGAATTAACGACTATTGTTATGACACAAACTAGTAATAGCTCTGGAGCAAGAGATAGATGGGATACTCCAGATATTAAATTACCAAATGGAAAAAAGGGCAAACTCAGAAAAGACCGATATAGCGCATTAATAATAGCTAATATGATAGCTAGACAAATGAACAGAAGTTTACAACCTGTTTCTTTTGATATCATCGGAACAGATGTTTCAAAAGCCGTAAAAAATAAAGGGCAAATGTATAAAGGTCCAAAATGGTTTACAGAAGGAGCAAATGAAGATATTTATATGGGAATTTACAAATAGTGTGTATATTACAACTGTAATCCAATCACAATAGAATTAAAAATATGGACAAAAAATATCCTAAAAGCAAAGCTGTAGAAGATGCTAAACTACCAGATTCAGACGCCTATGTTTGTTGGGGGGACGACTTAGCCAGTAAACAAGACGCCCTGAAAACCTCTTCAGAATGTTTAGAAGAATATGGCTTGTTTAACGCCTCGGCTTCTTATCGCGGCAGAACAAATGATTACAGCAATCTGTTACCAAATATATCCGGAAAGCCTGGATTAACTCGTGGCGGATATGACTATTTTAGGCCAGACGAAGCTGTTCCTCAAAAAATTAAAAATATAATTAAAAGAGCAGAGGATATATATCAAAAAGTTGGCTTGGTTAAGAATGTAATCGATTTGATGGCAGATTTCGCTGTTCAAGGAATCAGGCCTGTTCATAGAAACAAAAGAATAGAAAGATTTTATAGAAAATGGTTCAAAAAAATAAATGGCAAAGATAGAAGCGAAAGATTTCTAAATAATCTTTATAAAAGCGCTAATGTTGTTATTAATAGGCAAACAGCTAAAATAAATCCCAAGATGTCTAATGACTTTTTTAAAGCAACAGCAACCGCAGACACATCAGTAAATGATGAAGATGTCTTAAGCATAGATAAAAGAGAAATTCCTTGGAGATATACTTTTATAGATCCTTTTTATGTAAATGTTAGTGCTGGCTCTTTATCTTCTTTTGTTGGTAAAAAAAGATATGAATTAGCAATTCCTTCAGCATTAAGAAAAATCATCAACAGCCCAAAAACAGAAAATGAAAGATTAATAGTAGGATCTTTACCTCAGCAAATTATTAATGCGGCTAAAGATAAAAAACCATATCCTTTAGATCCAGAAAAAACGCTTGTATTCCATTATAAAAAAGATGATTGGCAAAGTTGGGCCTATCCCATGATTTATAGTATCATGGATGATATTACAGTTATTGAAAAGTTAAAATTAGCAGATATGGCCGCTTTAGACGGAGCAATCTCAAATATCAGGATTTTTAAATTAGGCAACTTAGAGCATAAAATTGCTCCTACAAAAGCAGCCGCTAGTAAATTGTCTAGCATTTTACAAAATAATGTAGGTGGAGGAACTTTAGATCTTGTTTGGGGGCCTGATATAGAGCTTTTAGAAAGCAACACTAATGTTCATCAATTTTTAGGAGAAAGTAAATACACTCCTCATTTAAATAGTGTTTATGCCGGCTTAGGAATACCTCCTACTCTTACAGGTACTTATGGAGCAGCAGGAACCACTAATAATTTTATATCTCTCAAAACTCTAACCCAAAGATTACAATACGGAAGAGACATGTTGGTTTCTTTTTGGGAAAAAGAATTCGAATTTGTACAAAAAGCTATGGGTTTTAAATATTCCGCAAAAATAGAATTTGATAGAATGGACTTAAGTAATGAAGAAGCAGAAAAGGCTTTGTTAGTACAACTAGCAGACAGAAATCTAATAAGTGACGAATTATTACAAAGCAGATTTGGACTAGACCCAGACATAGAAAAGATAAGGCTTAATAGAGAAAACAGAGAAAGAAATAGTAATAGAATGGTTCCAAAAGCTGGTCCTTGGTATGATCCGATGTTTGAAGAAAACCTAAAAAAGACCGCTCTACAAATAGGGCTAGCAACACCAAGCCAAGTTGGTATAAATTTAGAAAATAGAAAAAGCGGCGAAAAAACAGTCTTAGAAATGAGAACCCCAGTTAATAAATTTGAAAACGTTAAAGATTCGTCAGAATCTTTAAAAGGAGAACCACAGCAGGGCAGGCCTAAAAATTCAAAAGATTCTGAAAAACGAAAAACGAAAGATTTCTCACCACAAACAGGAGCGAAAATCAATCTGTGGGCAGATTCAGCCCAAGAACGCATAGCAGAGATTATTAATCCTATATTGTTAAATTATTTTGATAAAAAAAACATGAGAAGTCTATCCAATGATGAATATTCTCAAGTAGAAGAAATGAGAACTAAGGCGCTATTATCTGCATCACCTTATGAAATACTAAATGAAAAATCTATTGGAAATATATTGTCAAATATAGAAGATAAAAACTTAAACAATATATATAAGTATTATTTACAATTTTTAAATTCTATGATATCTTCTTATGGCAGAGAATTAACTGTTGGCGAATTAAAGAACCTTAAATCATATTTTTACTCTATGGTGTATGAGAATATCAACCCAACGGAAGAATAAAATGAAAATATTTGCTCAAGAAAAATCAGACGATTTAGAAGATTTAATACTAGCAACTCCTCTTGTGTCAATAGCATCACAAGTTATTCCTGCTACACAAGAAAATAAAATTTTTAACAAGAGTTTAAAATCATTAGCTTCTTATGATGACGACGATCTATATTATGTTCAATCAATATTAGTCACATCTAATTGGAATAAAAATGATGATATTTTTACTAAAGAAGAAATTTGGGCAGCAAAAAATAGCCCAGAAGATAAACCAACAAATTTAGAGCATGATGAAAATACAATTATAGGACATATAGTTTCCAATTGGTCAATAACAGACGACGGCATATTGATAGACGAAAATACTCCTGTAGAAAATTTACCAGATAAATTTCACATAGTAACTGGATCTGTTATATATAAAGCATATACAAACCCAGATCTTAAAGAAAGAGCTCAAAAATTAATAGCCGAAATTGAAAATGGAACAAAATATGTTAGTATGGAATGTATGTTCAAGGGTTTTGATTATGGTTTAGTAAATGAAGAAACAGGAGAATATAAGATATTATCCAGATCTGAAGATACTTCCTTTTTAACAAAACATCTCAGAGCATATGGCGGTAGTGGTAAATATGAAAACCACAAAATTGGTAGAGTGTTAAGAAATATTACTTTTTCTGGCAAAGGTTATGTTGATAAACCAGCTAATCCAGAAAGCATAATTTTTAACAAAGATAATTTTTTCAATATTTCTGCTAAAAAAAATGTCGATAAATCTTTTTCAGGTGTATCAGAAAATAGACCAAATACTACGGAGGTTAATAATATGAGTTTAGAAAAAGAAGTTGCTGATCTGCAAGAACAGGTAAAAGCCATGGAAAATTGTGCTTCGGCAACAAAAGAAGCCTATGCTGAAATTGTAGAGCTTAAAGATCAAATTGTTGCTTTACAAAAAGACCTAAATACAAAAACAGAAGAGCTTGCTCAATCTGAAGAAAAATACAATAATTTTGTTGCTGAGACTGAAGCTGCTAAAAAGTCTAGCGAAGAAGAAATGATGAAAAAAGAAGAGATGATGAAAAAGGCCAAGTCTGAATTAGACGAAGCTATTGAAACTATCGCAGCTTATAAAAATAAAGAAGAAGAAATGATGAAGAAAGAAAAGAAGATGAAAAGAATGGCTTCTCTTCTTGAAAATGGTCTTGACCAAGAATCAGCTTCTTTATCTGTTGATAAGTTTGAATCTTTAGATGATTCGTCTTTCGATGCTGTCGTTGAAATTCTTTCTGTAGCAGCTAAAAAGCCAGCTATGAAAGAAGAAGAAGAAAAAAAGACAGTCAAGGCTGAAAACAGTGAAGATATCTTAGAAAATGCTGAACCAGAAAATGAATTAGATTTAAGTGCTGGAAGCGACAGCGATGCTGTTGAAGATAGCGTAAACACAACTCGTGCAG